AGTGTAGATATTCATGGTAGCGAAACGGATTGCAAACCTATTATAACCCCTATTAATAACGGAATAAGGGTAGCCGACACTAATTTAACAAACTCAAGCCAAATCAAGTATTATATGTATGTTAAAAGAAGTCAACTGGGTAGAGATAGGTCTGGCTTTTATGCTGGAAACAATACATTACCAGCACCATCTGCTGGCAATTTAGTTAGTTCAGCTACTTATACCGATGGGTCTATAAATTTTGAAATAAACTCGCAAAGTGCTGGCACTGGCACTTGGGCAAAAGATGACTATGCTTTTGCATACACTTTTGTTTATGATGGCAATCAGGAGTCTGCACCATATATAGTTAGTTCGGCTTTAGCCAAAGCTAATGTCAATGAAGATAGACCGTGGCAGTTAGAAGTGTATGCTGCAAATGCAACGGGAGCTACTGATTATGATGCTAGAATAACTGGAGCTAGGATATACTGGAAGTATTATGATACTACTGCAAGTAAAATTGAACAGGGCGAATGGAATCTTTTAGCAGATGTAGATCTAACAGGAACAAGTTCAGATGAGCACGCATACGGAATAAGGTCGAAACTAGGTGATAAATTCGCCAACTGGACAGTGAGTAGTAATGATGCAATTGCGACTATAATAATACAAGATCCTCCCATTGATACATACGCCACTTTAAATGGATACCGAAGTAGTGACGGTGCTTTAATTATAGGTAATACGAGTGATGGGTACAAGTCAGCTATTTTTACCAATCGAAGAATGTTCGTTGCTAATGTGAAAATGACAGGAGCTGATGGGGTACAGGTACAGGAAGCTGACAGAATCATGTATTCTCCAGTCAATAAGCCTGATATATTCCCAGGGAGTCAGTTTGTCGATGTGGTCAAGGGAGATGCGGAGCCCTATATTAAACTTGAAGCTGTAGGCGATAGGCTATTTGCTTTTAAAGGTGATAACTTATTCATAATAAATATTTCTAATCCCAGTCCTGCGGGGTGGTATCTAGAAGCTACTCATAGAGGTATGGGAATCCTTCATCCTTCTGCAGTATTTAAAGCCGACTTTGGAATAGTTTGGGTGAATCCTAATGGTCTTTTCATATATCAGGAAGGTGGAGGAGTGGCAGAACTTTCAGAGGGTAAGGTTCTCAATGGATACGGCACGGATGATTATGGATTCAACGCTTGGGGGAAACTCATTACAGCCAACTCAATTGTTGGATACTCACAGAAAGATAAAGAGGTAATCGTTAACATAGATTGTAGTAGTACAACTAATGATACAACTTTTGGAGGTAATGGAGCTGATGTGGTTGTATATGATATGGAGACTCAATCATTCTGGTTTGGAAAAAACAGGCTTACTAGCGGAGGGGTCGCATCTAACTTCGAGTATGACTGGAATGGAGATTTGATATATGCTTCAGAAACATCAGATACCACAACGATAAGATCATGGCAATCCGATAGCCAGACATCTACTGGAGTTTTATTTACCACAAAGGATATTGATTTTGGTAACCCAAGTAAAAAGAAAAAGATTTATGATATATATATAACATATAAGCATTCAGACAGTAATACAGTATCCAACTTCCTTAGTTATTCTACTAATGGAGGCACAAGTTTTGTAACTGTTGATGGCGATAACTCTACTGCGATTGCAAACAACACATTAGATCAGGCCACAAGCTGGGAGATACACAAGTTTACTTTCACTACGCCTGTTGAATGTCAGAGTATAACATTAAGATTCAACGGGCCAACTACCAATGCTAGTAAGATTAATATTAATGATATATCAATTGAGTATAGAGAACTGTACGGAAGGGTGCCAGCAACCTAATGGCTTTTTTAAAAATAGACACTTCAGGTATGAACGCCAGATATGGCAGGAGTGCCCCTGTACAAAAATCTCAACAGGTAACGTCTTTTGATACTCCAAGTAAAAATAGAGCTCCAGATATACCAAAGACAGAGGCTAAAGAGGGCGATATTCTAAGTTTTTTTGATGATGGCAAGGGCAAGATATTAACATCTTTTGATGGCGGATACCAATCTGCTATGACCTCAAAGGTTTCTGATATGAGCAGGGTAGACCTCGGGTTTGACCCCATTTCAATTGCGGCGAGTAGAAGGTCTAGGATAGAATTTAAAGGGGCTGTTCAAGCTGGTTTAGTAAAGCAGAATATTGTTACTATTACATCTGACAATAAGGCTCAATATATATCTGGAAAGGCTCTTTATCTCGATGGAACCCTAGGCGGGGAGGTCGGAACCTTTGCTCGAGCTGAAGTCGCTTGCGAAATCAATGAAATTGTTATTAATGACCGTGGTGTTTACGATGCCTCTATTGTAATCCTTGAATCTGGCGGTGCAAATTGGACATTTGAATTTGGAACATCATCTGCACAGAATAATGATCTTGTTATGGATTCTGATGATTTATTTTATGCAGAACTTTCAAGCAGTGATATGACAATCACGACTGGAGCGAGGGCACTGTTTACCAGAAGCTCAAATGATTGGAAACTACATTCCCTTTCAAGTCTAGATGGTATTATAATGCAGACTGGAACTCTCCAGCCAATTGCGGATGACACCTACGATTTGGGAGCATCTACCAAAGAGTGGAAAGATTTATATGTTGATGGCACAGCAAATATTGACACTATTAGTTGTGGTGCTTTTAGCAGTACAGGAACAACGACACTTGGAGATGGAACTGGTGATGCTATAAATGTTAATGGAAGATTCGGTACGAGCCTGATTCCCGCCGCTGATGATAACCACGATTTGGGCAGTTCATCTTTAGCTTGGCAGGATTTATTCTTAGAGGGTGATCTTGAATTTACCGATGCATCAAGTATCAAATGCCCTAATATGCTCACTTTAGATGCGAGCACAGCTTCAAGTGGCGGAATTGCGTTAAAAAGTGGTACAGATATGACTTTTCATTCTGGGAATAATGACGACATTGCAAATGACTATATATATTTTACATACGATTCATTTAGACCAAACAAAGATAACACTATTGAGCTAGGGGGCAGTACAGCAGCCTGGTCTAATATATATTATGAAGGTAGTATTACAGATACATCCGATATAAGATTTAAAAAGAATGTTGATGATAGCAATTTGGGTCTATCGTTTATAAATGATTTAAGATCGGTGAGGTATAATCACAAAACTGACGATGATGCAGACAAAAAGAAGTATGGACTTATAGCTCAGGAAGTCCAAGAGGCTTTAGATATAGCTGGTGTGGATGATTTTTCTGGGGTGCATGACGAAAACAAAGATCACTTAAGAATTGATTACACTCAGTTCATAGCCCCCCTTATAAGAGCGGTTCAAGAATTAAGCAAAGAAATGAAAGAGATGAAAAATAATGAAACATAATAGTTTATTATTACCGTCGGCAAACATAAATTTAATTGGAGTAATGTATTATGTCTAGACAACCACAATTTGGACAAGGGGCAGGGGCTCAAGGTCCTATCAGTTCTGATGTATATGAGCAGTATGCGCCTCAAATGGCCATGACCGATTATCAGACAGATTTAGGTAGGTCTGGATATGAGCTTTCGAGAGATGTTGAATTAGAAAGCCAAGCGCAATTAGACGCTCAAATCGCTCAATCTGAAGCAGTAAAAGGATCTCAAAAATTAGAAGCTGAAAAGCTTAGAAAGAAGAGAAGAAAGGGGCAGAGGGTATCTTCTGCTGCTGCGGGCGCTACTTTAGGTGCACAGGTTGGCTCGATTGTCCCTGGTGTAGGAAATGTAGTGGGGGGGATTGTAGGTGGGCTTGGAGGGCTATTATTCGGCGAAGAAGGTGGCTATGTTCCCAATATTCACCCAAGGAGTATGTTGTTTAAGGAGTATCAGCAGGGTGGTGATGTTACTGGTTACACTGGACAAGGAAAATTCCTTCGTAGAGGTTTGCAAAATCTACAATTTAGACAAGAAGAGGTTAATAGAGCGGCAAAGAACGCAAAAAAAGCAGGTAAATATGGGTTCTGGGATGCGGCTTTAGATGTTGGCAAGGGCTATATGGCAGGTAAAACATTAGCACCTCAAGCTGAAACTATGCTGAATCTCGCTAAAAGTACATATGGATTAGCAAAGAACAAAGGGTTGGGAGCCGTTTGGGATGTCCTATCTGGTAAATCATCTGGCTTACCTAGTGTTAGTCCGTATCAAAATATAGAAACTCCAGTTGATATGACGATCTCCCAACAACCTACCTTTGGCGCTGAGAGCATACTTGGGTTAACGTCTGGCAGTAGTTTTGATAAAAGCGGAAGAATTACAAAGGGTCTCTCATCTACAAGAAAAACTTTGAGTGCTGCTGATAAAAGGTTGATGAATACATTTGTCTCAAAATCTCCCGTTAGAGATACAGCTTTGACTGATACTTCTATATCGAAAAACCGTTATAAGCCTAAGTGGAATTTGGAAAGGGGTGGATCACCGAAAGCACCGAAAGACCTAGGACAAATGATTATGTCTCAATTCGTGCAAAGACAGGAAAGTTAGTTATGCCACGATTTAGTGATAATTTATTAGGAGAAACAATGGGTCAGCCAGCTCCACAGCCAATGCCAAATATGCCTATGGGTGGACCCGCACCATCACCAATGCCAAATATGCCTATGGGTGGGCCAGGAGGTGGAATGTCTAACCCTGCTAAGGCTGAGGGTGCATTTTTAGGTCAGAATATTCCTCCACAACCAATTGCACCAATGGGCGGTCCAAGGGGTGGACCATCTCAGGCGAATAAAACTTCAGACGAGAATCAAACTATGGCGGCGGCAATACAACCACCACAGCCAATTGCACCAATGGGTGGTCCAGGTGGAATGGTTGCTGGAACTGCTTTAACACCCGCTATCCCATCCCCATCTGGGGGAGGGTCAGGGGCACTACCAACTGCAAGTATGGGTGGACCACCAATGCTTTCTATGGGTGGCCCAGGAGGTCAACCTATGGGTGGACCACCAGCGAATGCTTCTATGGGTGGACCACCACCAAATGTTCCTATGGGTGGACCAAGGGGTATGTCTCTGGATGGACAACCAGCTAGACCTACGGGTGGGCCTATGGGTGGACCACAAGATGTTGATATGGGTGATCCTGCAGGTGGATTTATGGGTGGACCACCACCAAATATGCCTATGGGTGGTCCAGGTGGTCGGGGAGATCTCGGAGCTATAAAAGGAGGTCCTGGTCAGGTTACTCCAAGCGGAGCCCCAACTGGTGAATATGATACTCCTACACCAACTAGTGGAGGTATGGCTTTAACCTCTCCAACCTCACAATCATTATTAGGGGCTACGTCAGGTGGTGATATCGCTTCTCAATTCGGCTTTGACGCATCTCAATACGGTGGATATTTTACACCAATTAGTGAGGCGATGAAGAAAGCTGGAACTGAAGCTGGGTATGCTGGAATGTTAGGTGAGCGGAGAGCACAGTTAAGGCAACAGACAGGTGAACAGAGACAAGGTTTAAGAGCGAGTTTATTACAAGACGTAATGATGTCCCAACAGCAGGGTGGAGCATCTGGATTCGCAGGTGGAGGAGCTCAACAGCAAGCGTTAGGACTGGCGAGAACTGGTAGACAGTTAGGAGCAGATCAGTTAGCCTCACAATATGGAAGAGGTATGTACGGTGTAAGACAGCAAATAGCAGGGCGTGTTGTTGCTGGTCAGCAAGCATTATCAACCGCACAACAGTCAATGTATGATAGAGCTCTAGCCCTACAAAGATCTGGGGCATCAATGTCTGGTGCTGGTACAGGTGCTGGTGGAGGTACTGCTGGAGGGGCTGGTTCTGTTTTAGATATGGCAAGTCCAACTCCACAACAAGTAGATGTAGCAGCTTCAACTGGTATTGATTCGCAAATAGCAGCACAGGGAGGAATACCATCAGATCCAACAATGGCAGGTAATGTAATATCTGGAGTAGGTCAAGGCGCAGGAACTTATGCAGATGCTGACGATCAAGTGACTGGCCAAGCGTATGATGATTTAATTGCACAATTACAACAGGGGCAAACAACAACAACAACACCACTTGTAGACACAGCCGCTACCAGACCAATAGGCGTGAGGAAGGGTGGAACTTTTAGAGGACGAAAAGGCTAAGGATTAATATGGCAAACCGAATAGACCCAAGATATACAGGTATACCAATAGTGCCTGAAGTTATAGAAGAAAAGACCAGTGCGTGGGACGCTATTGTCCCATTAGCTGAAATGGCTAGGCAGGAAAACGCTAGGAAAGACGAACTAAAAAAGTTCTCAATGGAGACGGCTCTGAAACGGGAAGCGTTAACACAAAGTGCTCAAGAGGCTTCTGATTTAAAAGATTATCGTACAGAAAGCTTAGACCAACAGAGAATCTACCAGCAAGATCAGATAGATATTGCAAAAGAAAGAAATCAAATTACCAAAATGGAATTTGAAAAAAGAAAAGAAGATGAGCATGAGGCAGACGATTTGAGGGCATCTCAAGCAATGACTAACTGGCAGGATAAAGTTAGTGAACTTAGGAGAATGGGTGAAGAATATGGAAAAGATTTCTACCTGAGAATGGCTGACCAAATTGAAAAGGATGGTGTTGTGAAAGATGGTATGCTGCCATTTAAAAATAATATGTATACAGAAGACAACCCTTATAAAATAGATGAATATTTAAGAAGAGAAGGCGAAGATTTACAAAAACACTATCCAGGGGCATTTAATTATTTAAATAAAAGATCCACAGATTTAAAGGGAAAGTATAGTACAAGCGATGCGGCTGTGCAAAACTCTGAGGAGTATAAAGGTTATTTAAGTCAAATACAAATGGAGATGGGTGCGCCAGGGATGTTCCAAACAAATAAGAAAACTGGCTCTAAGTATACCATGGAAGACTACAATCAAGCTTTAGCTGATGCCAGATTGAATGTAGCGCACGCTATTCAAGCGCCATTAGTACAAGCGGGAATTATGCCTACAGATGATGATGATATGGATAAAATATGGGACAATCCTGAAGCTAGAGAGGCTTATTTTGCTAATCCTTTAGATGATCCAAAAGTTATAATGAAGAAGTTTGGCATTGTAGAAGAAGATAATGGTGTTGTTGTGAACGGTGGTGGTGACGATACCTATAAAGATGAAACAGATGAAATTCTTAAGGATATTAAAATGATTGCTCCTTTGGAGGCTAAAGTTAGAACGTATGAAGAGTCTGGGTTAACAGGTTTAGCAGGATATGGAGAAGCAAAAAAAGCACTTGATGCACAGCAATCAGAGCTTGATACTAAGAGAGACAATCTTAGGATTAAAAAAATATCAGAACAAACAGGGGAGTCTGAAGAAGATATTAGGGAGAGCGAGTCGAGGTCGGAAATAGAAGGTCAATTAGTAGGAGCAAGCCCATTAATATTTGGTCTTACGCAAGTTGCAAAAAAAGTAATGGGGGGAGGCACAAAAAAAGAATCAAAAGAAGGCTCAAAAGCATCCCTGACTCCTAATCAACAGCGGAAAATAAGGACTAATTTATCTAGAATATCTTCTATAAAAGAAAAAAACTTTTCAAAAGAAGTTAAAGACAAAAAGATAAATATAATTAAAAACGCAATATTAAAGATTGATCCTAGTTATAAATTTTAAAAGGTGACTAATCTATGTCATATTTTGGTGTATTAAATCCTGCCAATAGAGTAGCTGATGTAAAGTTTGATTTCTCAAGCTTTACTGATGCTAGTTCCTACGAGGACGAAAGAAAAAGACTGTGGGGTATAATTCCAGAAGATTATATTCCAGAAGTTTACAAACAAGGTTATAATAATAGCATAGAAGGAATGGCTTATCAGATGATAACTGGTAAACAATTCTTTGATGATATAGACCCCAATAATAAAGGTATGTTAAATGATGTTATGGCTACCATAGCAAGTTTTATAACGCCCACAGATGTATTGGCTATGGCAACTGGAACGAAGATAGCAGGAAAACTATTAGGCAATTATGGTAGCAAGGCTATGCAAATAGCCCTCAAGCAAACAAATTTACCAAAATCTGTTCTCGCTGAAGCAATAGAAAAGGGAACTATGAATGCTGTTTCAAATTCTACAAAAGCTGGACTGCGTGCTTCTCTTGGGGCGGGAGGCTTTGGCTTTTACTCTGGATTACAAAGTGCGGAACTAGAGGTATTGCAACGAAGAGACATGGGACATATAAAAGATTTAGCCGACGCTACAAAGGCTTTTACTTATGGCTTTGGAACGGGTTCTGTTCATGGGGCAGCTATAGGTGCTGTTACTGGAGGGCTGGGTCAGCTTGGCAAGATGGCTGGTAGAAAAGCAACATCAAGACTGTCTTCGAGAACTCAAAACGCAGCCGCTATTGGAGGTGAAAAAGGAATTGAAATAGCTGCTTTTGGCACAATACCTTCAATTGAAGATGCTATGAAGGGAGAGTTTAGGTTGCCCAGACCAGAGGAGTGGGCTCACGCAG